GTCCGTTAAGCAACCAACCATAACTAATTTATTAGTAGGCTCAAAAGGATCAAGGTGCATCTTGCCACCTCTCTTAGTTACTGTATTTTCTACATCGAGTGTTAGTTTCATTGTTTATACTCCTTCAATATATAGTTATCTATAAAATGTTGTACATCAGCTTTGTGTCTATACCATTTGTTTTTATATAGGTTTCTCCAATTATCGTTCAGTAGTGTGACTACAAACTTACCATTAATTAAAACTGTACCACTTTCATAGTCTTCTATATCAAGACCTGCTTCAATCAATTTTATTAACTTTTTAAGTCTACTTACTTCTCTTGCAGATGAATTAGAGTATTGTAGTTTATGATAATTTCTTTCATCACATTCTTTAGCAAGAATCACTTCGTTATGTAACTCTTGCATTAGATCAGGTATATCCTTCTTAGTGTACATACCTTCTACCTTTTCCATCTTAGCTCTGTGTTCATCTAAGTATCTAGTAGAATTGGCTAGTCTTCTTGTCTCATCAGCAAATGCTCCAAGTCCAGTATTACAGTGATGACATATCCAACCTCTAAATGTATTGGTTTCATGGCAATGATCTAGTACCCAATTCTTCATTCTAATCTGACCATACTTAGCTATTTCTTCTATGTCTCTCTCACATATAGGACAACAGTAGTCTTCATTAGGGTAGTCATTCTCACTCCTTAACTTTTTAATCACAGCCTTGTGACCATTCTTGCATGACTTACAGGTTCGTTTTATCTCACCTGATTTCATCGCAATAAACTGTGTTACAGGCTGTTCTATATCACACTTGATACATGTTAGATGTTTGGTCATAGTTCATACCTTCCTATTTTATAGTTGAGTGTACATATTCTAGAGCCATGCCACCCTGTAAGTTTATTCTTTACAACATTTAAGTGTCTTTGTAAATCTTCTTCTTCTTCAGGACTTTCTTGTTTAGGTGGATTCTTAGCAATCAATATCATTAGATCAGCTTCCGCTGCTTTTCCTGTACGACTACCTTCCATCATAGCTTGGTTAAGTATAACCTTACCCTCTGCTTCAGCATTTAACTGAGACATGTAAAACACTGCACACTCATGTTGCTTGGCAATCATACGAGCATGGATAGCATTAGCTTTAAGTGCTTCATCAGGTCTTGAAAAACCACCTGTCCTAGAAAACTTATCTCCCATATCAAGTACGAGGACATCAGGTTTATATGTTTTACACACACTCTCCACCCATGCCATGTCACGATCAGAAGCATCTTTTATCTTTACTTTATCTCTGATAGGTGCATAGGCATCTCTAGCTTTACTAGGGTTTGCCTTAACTTCCTGCATGGTCATACCTGTACAAGCAGTCAAGTATCTAGCACCAACTCTGTGATACCCCTCTTCATTACACAAGACAATACAGTTAGCACCCTGATGTGCCAAACCCTCTGGTCCTGCAATCATACTTGCATGAAAGGATGTCTTACCTGTATTAGGTCTAGCACCAATCTCAATCAAGTGACCTGCGTTAACTCCACTAATCTGTCTAGTCAAGCAAGGTATATTGAAATGCCATCTAGCTTCTAAATCATTCTTAGCTAGTAATGTCTCTATAGATATGTCATCCCACTCTACATTCAAGTCAGGTGTGAAGTCATCATTGTGTTGCTCAATTAAACGTCTCAAAGGCTCAAGGCTTGTTTGTGTTCCGTTAACATACTCAAAGCCTAAGTTAGCAACGTCTTCTCCTACTACCTGTTGAAATAGCTTTGACAACACTTCTTGTGCGACATCACCACCTAGGGGTGTCTCTTTCTTTACTTGAGCAAACAAGGAAGAGTATGCCTGTTTCTGTGCAGTAGTTAGTGTAGGATTGTTAGACATAAACAATGCTTCAATCTCATCAGGTGTTAGTGACCTCTCATACCTGTCCATTGCTGAATCTATTGCGTTCTTTATTTTACGAGCATCCTTGCTGAATAGTCTGTCAGGACATTTTGCTCCTCTGTGTTCTGAATAAAATTCTTTATCCATTAAACTTCTTAATAGTGCTAGTTCCATATTATATCTCCTTTGGGGTTAGGTTTATTAAATTCATTATATCTACATCATTCTTATATTTCAAATCATCTGTTAACTTCAGTACATAAACATTCTTTACGTATGCTTTTAACTCTTTAGCAAAAGATAGTGTTTTAGGTAATGCATCAGGGTCTAGTGCTATAATAGCTGTTGAGAATCGTGTCATATACTCTTTATGAGCTTCAGATAATGATGTACCTAACACAGCTACCCCAACATATGCACCACTACCTATAACTGAAGCACTAACACAATCCTCAACAACAACTGCGACACTACCACAACCATATACAAAAGGCAAGTCACTATTTCCATATCTTTTCCATTTAGGTAATCGGTTGGTGATAGACCTGCCTACTGCATCTAGGATAGTACCATTATGTGTGACAGGGAACACAACACGTTTTTCTTTTACATCATAGTGTAAGTTAACTGCATCAGCATCTACACCCCATTTAAGACAGAAGGTTAGTGTCTCCCATCTTTCTTTATGGGGAACAACATATTCAGGTAACACAAAATCTACTTTGGTTTGTTGTATGCTAGTCTTCTTAATATCATCTACAGATAGACGGACTTTACTGTTACCACTTATATCACAGGTTACTTTGTAACAGTTCCACAGCATACTACCCATATTGTTTGTTACAGTAAATGTTTTATAACCATTACAAGATGGGCAGTTTAATCTGCGTGTCTCTCCATTAGATATATCTAAGTCGTTTATGTATTCTTTTATGTTGTTCATAGTATGTACCTCTGGGCAATGACAATGTCTTGTAGCATGGATTTAAACATCCGTCAAACTTTTTCTTAAATTTAATGCAAGATTAGCACTAGCTAGTGTATTCTTCATGTAAGGCTTGACACTCTGAGGATTAGTATGACCTGTGACTGCCATAATATTACCCATAGAAACACCTGCATCAACCATCTCTGTTGTACCTGTTCTTCTTAGATCAGACAGACGTAACTCCACAGGAAGTCCTGCACCATTCATTATGTCTCTAGCTAGTTTGGGTAGCCTATGTTTAGAATAAGGCTTGTATACCCCCTTAGAAGGCTTTGTATAGGGTGCTACATATTGTTGAAACCCATAGTCTTCTTTCTGTTGAGTGAGCATCTCGCATAGTGAATCTGATATAGGTAGAAACACTTCTGCCCTACGTTTAGATTGTTCTATGTGCATTTTATTTTTATCCAACTCTAGGTTCTCCCATTTTATTACTCGCATATCTCCTAGTCTTTGACACCACTCATATGCCATCTGTGCAATCAAGCCTATGTTTCTTGTATGAAAGTCTTGATAAGCATAGTCAAGGAAGGTGCAGACATTATCCTTTGTCCACACCACCTTTCTTGCTACAGGTGTCTTTCTCTTGATACTAGTGAAAGGATTGATATGATAATGCTCCATGTGTATAGCAAAATTATACACAACCCTTGACACAGACATCACATGATTAGCTAAGTGTATACCTCTCTCACACCACATCTCATATGATACTTTTGCCATCTTAGTAGTGATATCAGAAATCTTGATACTGCCTAAATTTTGTGCATCATCAATTTTTGTATCAGACAAGACGTTTAAAAAGTATTGATATTGTCCTTTAGTTTCTTCACGTAAGTTCTTGAAATCAAAGGACAAATAATACTTATCTATTAGGTTTGCTAACTTCATCTTAAGCTGCCATCAGTGATTTAAATTCAGGAGATGACACCCACTGTGATACCTTTTGCTCTCTTGCCCACATAGATTGTGCAACAGTATCCTTGCCTGTATTTCGTAAGGTAAAACCATTTCTTTCATCAGCATATGATGCATAGTTAGTGAAGGCAGAGTATAATGCAAACACATTCTTACCTCTTTTAGATATCTCTACACACGTTAACTCATACATCTTCTTAGCTAACTTCTCTGACTTGATTATCTGCTCAAGTAATGTCTTACCATCTACGTTAAGAGGTGTGTCAGCCATTGACTGTAGGTACTTCTGCCTAGCATCAAAGGTACTCTTAGAGTTCTTTAGTTCCCATATAAAAGTCTCTATGTTGAACCCTGATGTATTCTTCTTACGTACTGTATCGTACTCTCCTGATATTTGACCATTAGTGCAGTATCTATCTATTGCACCAACGTGTACTTGGTTAGAGCATGAACCATCTATGGCATGTAAGCCTATGATTCTCTCATTGATAACAGTCTGATGTTTAGCAGTAGTTATGGTATGCGATAC